GGATGAAGTCGTCGCCGACGAAGCCCATCTCCACCACCGCACCCTGGCGCTGGTAGATCGTCGCCGCACCGCGCAGATTGCCGATCAGGAACGACCCGGCCGGCATGTGGTTGGACATCACCACGGTCACGCCGAACGGCGACAGCCCGCCCGGGGTGCCCGGCGCACCGTAGAGGTACGCGCCCGTTCCCGCGCCTTCGCGCGCAAGCTCCATCGCGCCCCAGTCGGCCGGGTTCACGATCACAGTGTCGACGATCACGCCTTCACCCCAGCGAGCATACTTCGCCCGGTTGATCGCATCGACCAGGTTGTCACCGGAGGTCGCGGTGTAGGCGGTGAAATTGCCCGCATCGGTAAGACCGGACAGATTCGGCGCAACACCGTCACCGACAATCAGCTGGCGCTCCACTGCTTGTGCCAGACCATCTCGCAGCCGCACATCGATGTAGGCGCGCACAGCCGGTGCATCCTGAATCAGCTGCTTGGACACCTTCACCCAGTGCGCAATCGTTTCGACCGGCACGTTGTAAGGTTCGAGCACCAGATCGGACTCCGGCTTAACCGCGCCCTGCGCAACGGGTGCGGCATCGTTGGTCCAGCTCGCTTCGCGCAGCGTTGAGACCGAGTTGCTCGACACCGGAATTGTCGGGATGAGCTGGCGCACAGTCATCGGCGAGAAGTCGCCACCGACCACGCCTGGACGGTTGAACGTCTGGGTGGTGGTGGTATCGGCGATGATGGTGTTTTTCAGCTCAACCCGAGCAGAGCCCTGACGGGTTGTTTGCAGCGCCTTGAACGCCTCGGACATAATGAACTCGCTGCCCGCGGTCTCGATTTTCTCGGCACCCTTCATGCCCGGTGTCTGCTTTTGCGCAAGGTCGATGAACTGATCACGGATTTCCTTAAACCGGATCGACAGGTCTTCAATCTGCCCGGTCAACTCCGTGGTCGCCTTGCCGTGCTTTTGCAGCTCGGTGTCGTATTGGTTGATGGATGTTTTCAGCTGGTTGCTGATCTCGGTAAGGCCCGTCTCGAGCGCCTGTTTGATTTCAAGATCCATGCTCATCTCCTCAGATTTAGCAATTGGGATTTATTAACTTTGATTTTGGAATCGCAAATTGCTGGAAGACCGCTGCAATCGCTGCAGCTTGCCGGTCGGTTTCGGAGACGCGATCACCGCGATCCAGGGCCTTGATGCGCGAGACCAGCGTCTGCGCTTCGGACCTTGAAAGCCCCGTTAAATCTCTTAACAGGTGCTCGAGTTCTCTTATGCTTTTGGCTTCTTCGATAGCTGACTTCACGGTGCCGACCTGTGCGGCCAGATCCGCCGGCGACTCGACAACACTGATCTCGATCAGATCAATTCGCTTGAGCTCGCGCCGATCATCACTGAGTTCATTCACCTCTCGCGGCCGATAGCCAATCGACAGCCCCGTGACTGCCCCGTGCTTTAATAGCGCATAGGCATCCTCGGCGACCGAGTGTCCTGGTGTGAGCTCGCCGGTTACCTTGAGCCCGTGCTCATCTTCGGATAGCTCGACCCATTTGCCGATGATCGGACCGTAATGATTCCAGCGCAGCTGCACCGGCCGGTCGCGGTTGCTTAACGTGTCGAGGTAGGCGCCTTTAATGATCGTGTCGCCGTAGGAATCAACCCCGTTAAATACGGATGCGTACCCGGTAAACTCGCGGTTCTGTACGCCTTCGAATTTGAGATCAGCCTGGTCGAGTGAAAGATGTTTAAATTGCATTTGTGGTGCCTCCCACCGGTTTTAATCCGGCCTGTTCAATGGGTACCGTCGCGCCCTGGATCATCAGTCGATCACCGCCCTCAATCGATGGCCGGCCTTCGGAAAACCTTGCCTCGTTTGGTGTCATCTGGCCTGAATGAATCGCCTCACGGTTTGCCTGCATGCGCGATAAAAGATCCGGGCGCAGCAGCGCGTCGAAATTAAACTCGGCGATGTAATCCCCGCGCTCATCGGGATCGAGCAGCCAGCGCAGCACCGAAGCCTCGATACGCTCGAGATACGGCCGCAGTGCGAGCTTGTAAAACGCCTCGAAGATTTCCTTCACGTTGGAGCCGAGCGAGCTCTGCCCGTAGGTCTGGTTAAGCAGGATCGATGGCACGCCGAAAAACCGGCCGATGTCTTCAATCTGGAAGCGCCGCGAGTCGAGCAGCTGAATATCCTGTGGCGACATGGAGACCTGTTGGTATTTCATACCGGCCTCGAGCACGAACAATCGATCATCACTGCCTTGCTCCAGCCCCTTGAACCGGGTGCGTACCTGAGCGCGCTGATCATCGGTTAACAGGCGATCAATTGAGAGCACACCCGAGGGTTTGGCCCCGTTGGCGTAGATGTCAGAGACCCGACCCTCGCCCGCCACCGCAATGCCAACAGCGCTCCTGGCATAACTGAGCGGTGACATGCCGACGATGCCGTTACCGAACAGCTTGATATGCCACATGGAATCACTTGAATACACCCGCACATCCGAGCCAGTGCGCAGTTCATGCACCACTGTTCCATCATCAAGCAGTTCGGTTTTCATCTGTTGCGTTGAGACCGGCAGTAGTCCGACCAGCATGCCGCCGGCTTTTTGCTTGATCGCGTAGGCATTGCCCGACAGCGCGAGATTAAGCGCAATCGATTCCCAGAACTCGGTGGTGGTCTGGTACTGATTTGGCTGCACTGTGAGGATATGGTGCAGATTGTGATCGCTCGCCTGCACACGGTCCCCGTTGCGTATATCGAACAGGTTAAACGGCATGCAGCCAATGGACTCGGTGATCAGCCGTACCGCAGCCCACACCGCGCTGATCTGCATGGCCGATTCGACCGAGACCTCCATCGTTTGACCGGTGGAGAATGTGAGCGGCCCGAACTCCTGGGAGCCAACTTCTCGCGCAGGCGCCCCCGGCGCACCGCCGAACAGCCTGCGCAGCGAATAGAATAAAGCCATTTAAAACACCAGAGGGTTCGCGAGGAAATCATCAAAGCCGTCTTCAGGCACGGCTTCCGTTTCGCCCATTAAGCCGCGAGCCATAAGCAGCGCGACCAGGTCGTCTATCTTGTCTGCAGAGCGTTTTCTATCCGGCGCCATATTCAGGTTCACATCACGTCGAGCAATCAGGTTCGAAGCGCACCAGTTCAGGATCGGATCACCGGCGTGTGCGAGCTTGCCCGAGATGTAATCGCGCTCGAGTGCCTGCATGGCAGGATGAAAACTTTTCGCACCCTGAATAAACTCCACCATCGGTACCTGCTGTGCGGTTAACCGGTTCACCAGGTCTGAGGCATTCCAACGATCATACCCAATCGCCTGAACGTTAAACTGCTCGCACAACTCCACTACATCAGCCTCAATGATCGAATAGTCGATAACATTGCCCTCAGTCTGTTTGAGCAGTCCTGATTCGACCCACGCAGCATAAGGAACTGTTGCACGTTCGGTGCGGTAGGCGACCGAACCTTCGGGGGCCCAGCGCCAGCCAGCGGTATAAATCACACCCTCGTGCTGCCAGACCAGGCGAAGTGCCGCAATATCCGTCGTGCTCGCCAGATCCAGTCCACCCCAGCACGGCACACCTTCGAGTTTTTGCATGTCGACCGGTGCACTGCAGGCCTGCCACTTGCCCAGATCAATCCAGCCCTCGGCAGCTGATGCCGGCCGGTTCAATCGCTTGATGCGAAACTCTGCCAGTTTGCTCGGCATGTGCCGGGCCTCGACCGCTTCCTTGCGAATGGCATCGAGCAGATGCGGGTTTGAATCGATTAACGGGTTCGCCTTGATCCACGCGGATTCATCGAATTCTTCATCGGCCTTAACGCCGGCGGCCTTGTCATCCTCATCGACTGCATAAAACAGCGCGAGAAAGTGATCAGCTGAATCGCCGAACACGCCCTTCAGTAACTGCTTCGCAAATGAGCGGATCTCGGCCCATGGTCCGGGGTTGGTGTAGCCCTCGGTCGTTGTGTACAGCCACAGTGGATTGCTGCGCGCACCGGCCGCACTGGTCAGCACGTTCAGAAGGTCCGGCGTTTTGTGTGCGTGAATCTCATCAAGCGAAACGTGCGACGGATTAAGACCGTCCTGCGTGCTTGCTTTCGCGTGTACCGCTTTGAATATCGACTGTTGCTCAGGCCGCGAAATTGTTTTACTCCAGACTTTCAACCCGAACGCATCGCGAAGCGCCGGCGTTTTCTCGGCCATCGATTTTGCGATTTTGAAAATGATTGCAGCCTGGTCGTAAGTCGTCGCCGCCGAGATCACCTGCGCACCCGGTTCACTTTCGCAGCACAGGCAGTACAGCAAGATGCCGCCCGCCAGCGTGGACTTCGCATTCTTGCGAGCCACGGCGAACAGTGCTGAGGTGTAACGTCTGCCCCCGTTGCGATTGCGAAAACCGAACAGCTGCACGAGAAAGAACACGTGCGATGGATGCAATGTGATGTTCGGTGTTTCCCACACACCCTCAACGTGCGGTAACAACTCGATGAACTCGCACGGTGCGCAAGCCTCATCGGCATTGAATGTAAAACCGTCCTTCGCCTTCGCCCGTTTCAGATCATTCAAAAAACGCTGCGCCGCCAGTTGCACATAGCGGCCGTACTTTTTGCGCTTGGTGTCCTTTACTGCATCGCGGGCATAGGCCTTTGCAATCTTGACGTAATCACGCACGCTTGGATTTTTTCAAACTGTCGAACGGGTTAGTCGATTCTTTGGTTTTCGCATCGACCTTGGATCGCGACGCCGGTGTCATACCGAACTCGGCGGCGTATCTCATCACGTCGTTGTGGGCCTTGTTGGCAATACCGACCAGCGGGTTCTGTACATAGTTGCCATGGGTGGTAAGCTGCACCAGTCCGCACGTCTTTGGGTCTGCCTTCGCCGCCGCATTGAGCTGGCGCTCGGCCTGCACCCATCGACCATAGGCTGAACAGTAGGACGCGAGCGCACCAACATCGACGTCAGTCATCAGCCCGGACTTGTACAGCACATCGACCAGGCGATTCCATTCGAGAAAAGCTTCAGGCGCGAGATGATCGGGTGCCGTTGGTCGAGAAATTTCGAGCTGAGGTTCATCCGGCAAAGGACGGCGACCTGGATTGCCATTTACAATCTTAAGTCCAGTTGGAACGCGTTTTCTGCCCATAATTTCCGCCAAAAATTTTAACCATATGATCTTGTTACAGTTTTTCAAACGTCCGTTTCTGTTTTCGCGCTCGTTACAAAGCGGC